TTTCCACCAGCCATTCGGGCGGCGGCATCTCGAGCAGTTGTTCGATGGAGAAAAAGGGCGAAGCGTTCGGCGCCTTCGGCGCTTCGGCCTCTGGCTTGGGGTCTTCGGCTTCTCCAAAGCCGCGGCGCATGGCGCCTTCGACCATGACGGCGATTTCGTCGCGCGTCTGGTGCGTCGTGTAGCCCGGCATGGTGAGCATGGGCGTCAGGAGGTCGATCACGACGCTAGGCGGCGTACCGCGTCCGAGAAGGTGCGCGGTCGCCAGGAGCGCGCTCTTGTGCCACTCGCCGGGCGCCGCGGCGCGTTCGATCAGGCTTTCGAAATCAAGCTGCGGCTCGGCTTGGTTGAAGTCGAGAAGGACGGCTCCGTCCGAAACTTGCTTCTCGAGCGCGCCGGCAGCCTCGAGGCGTTCGACGATCTCTTCGACGGTGTAATTCTCATCGCGGGTCGGAACGTCGTAGATGCCGGTCATCTCGAGACGCCGGCCGTCTTTGAGCGGCCAGGCGACGGAGCCGCACAGGCGCATGAGGCGATCGGGGTTCGGAACCTTGGGATCGCCGCCGCAGCGTTGCATAAGGGCGCGGTCGATGCGCTCGGACAAGCGCGTGTCCGTCAGGGGCGTTTCGAGTATCCACCAAAGCTGGCCGCGCGTGTACGGATGATGGCCGGTGTAGGTCACGAGGTTCGGCATGAGGCCGAGGCGTGCGGAGACGGCCAACGCCGTCGTCATCTCCCCTTCCTTGTCGCAGTCGATCTTGAAGGCGACGACGGCGATCACGTCGCTGGCGTTCGCTCTAGCGTTGCGGCTGGCGTCTTCGCGGCGCAGGCCTGCGGACATGTAGACGTTGCGGTTCTGGACGCTGTTGAGTTCGACGGCGAACTCAACGGCCTCATCAATGTCGGCGAGGTCAAACAGCTTGGCGCGGCTGAGCGCGTGCGGGTGCGTCTGGGAGGTCCAGCCGATTTCGATCAGCCCCTCTTCCGCACGTTCGAACAGCCGCCGCATCACGCGGTGCATCTGTTCGGCGTTGGGGGTTGTCGGGAGTTGGTGAAGCAAGGTCATCAGCCCTCCTCACGGAGCAGCGTGACCTTGCGCGAAGCGAAGATCTGTTTGACCTGCTCATAGGTCGCGCCAACGCCCGTGTATTCGCGGATGAGGCACACGGGCTGATAGCCAGATTTAGAGAAATCGCGCTTCGTGATCTGACGCAGCACGGCCGGATAGTCGTCCGACATCGTGACTTTGAGTTCAATCAGGAGCGTGCCAAAGTTGCCTTCGATCACAACGTCCCAGTTCCACTTCTCGAACTCGACGCTGGTGATCTTTACGCGACGCCATTTGAGCGCTTCACGCAGTTCTGCCTTGTGACGCTCGATTTCTTTGGAATAGCTAAAACCCTTCCACTCTGATGGAAGCAGATAAGACTGCTTAGCCTTCAAGGTTCCGTCTAGCCATGACCGAACATGGTCTGCGGCCTCGGTTGTGTTTATGGCCTCACAAATCTTCGGCCAATGCTTCTGAACGTCGGGGTGCGCTAGCTCAAAATCTACCTTGAGGCGCTGCTTTTCTTCGTCGACCCAAGCAAACTGCAACCCCAAAATTTTCATGATCTCAAAAAGATTGGCATGGTTCGCATAGTGGCTCGAAACGAGAGACTGCTGCTCCAGTGTCTGCACCGTCTGGTCAAACATCCTAATGCAGCCGTCGATGTGATCTTTCCAAGACTTCTGACGGTCTGCGGCTTCGTTCTCTTGGTAGTGACGAATCCAATCAATGTGTGGCTGAATGTGTTGTTTCCGCACATTCCTTTTGAGCGCGCGAAAGGCCCGGACGGCAGGGTGTTTCAGCAACGCCATTTGCACGCTTCTGTCGAGAAACTGCGCCTGGAACGCGTTGTGCTCCGGCGTCTCGACCTCTTGCGTCTGGAAGTTGTTGATCGTCTGCTTGACGAGCATAGGGAACTTTTCGCGGAACCACGGTTGCGCGCAAAGCCACTTGGCGTATTCGGGGTCGCGCTGGTTCACGACCTCCCACTCGTCGCCTTTGTATTTTCCGATTGGGATGATCTCGCCGCTCATGCCCGCCCCTCCCAGCAATGCGCCTTGTATCGGCACCAGTTGCAGGGGAAGCCGGCCGGATCGTCCGACGCGCGCGGCAGCAGCTCGTTGGCGTCGAGCGCGCGGATGATCTGCACGGCGCGATCGGACGCGCGCTGTGCGCGCGCCGCGTCGAACGGCACGAACTCGACGAAGATCTCCATCGTGTCGCAGTTGACGGCGGTGAAGACGGCGGGCGTCTCAAGGTTCAGGTACGCCTGATAAATCGCCACTTGGTCCGCGTACTGCGGCTTTGAAGCGGCGACGCCACGGCGGGACACGTCGCCCCAGGACTTGGCGCCGAGGGCTTTGTTTTCCCAGAGCGCGGGGAACTCGAGCCCGTCGACCTGCGGGCCTTCCATGATGACGCCGTCGATGTGGCCGCGGAAGCGGCCGCCAGCCGTCGTGAAGCCGTGTTGCTGCCCGAACGGCGTGTGCGTCGACAGCTTAAAGCCGGCTTCGCGCAGCCACTTGGCGACGAGGTCTTCGACGATATGGCCGCGGGCGAAGATGCGCCGCGTCTTGGCGTCGATCGGCGCGGCCGGCACGTCCAGCAAGTCGTACTGGATACGCCGGGCGCACTCGTCGCCGATCTGGGAAGCGCCGAGATATTCCCGGCGCTTCTCTTGTTGGTCCTCGAGCGCCCTGTCGATCAGGGCGAGCATAGGCGCCGCGTCTAAGGCGAGTTTCACCTTCCGCGGGTTGAAGTCGTACGTCATCGGCCAGCCTCTCAGAATGGCAGACGGTCGCTGAAGTCGGGATCGCCGTTGTGGATGTGCCGAAGCGGCACGGCGGCGCGGACGGCGAGCGTCAGGAAGCGCATCATCTCGGGGCCGGTCCATTCCTTGACCGGCTTGTCGATGACGCCCATGAGTTCGGCCAGATCGGCAAGGCGTGGGAGGACGGCCCGAAGGCCGCCCTCCTCTTCCGTCGACAGGAGCCCTTCGCTGATCTGGGCAACATGGTGGTCGAATGCTGTTAGCGCAGCACTCGACCGCCGCTCATCGAGGCCGCTCACGCCCAGTTGGCTTTCGGCTTGGCCGCGACAGGCGCCGCAGGCGTCATCGGCTTGCCGGCGAGCGTCGGAACGGCGCCGCCCGCACGGAACGGAACGACCTTGCCGATCTTGTTCTTGTCGGCGTAGCCGTCGCGCCCCTTTTCGATGCCGACGATGATCTCGAATTCGAGGCCGTCGAGTTCGAACAGGCTGGCGATCTTGCGCGCCGCGACCGCTTGGGGCGTCTCGTCGGTCGGCGCAAAGCCGCGCGCGGCCTCGAGGATGGAGCGCAGCAGCGCGGCGGAGATGTTCACGCCCTTCTGCTGGCCTTCCGTCATCTCGATGCCCTTCTGCGCGCCCATCGTCAGGCGTTGCCAGAAGCGACGGCCTTTGAAGTCGCCATCGGTCACGACGACCTCGAGCACGAGCTGGTAAAGCCCGCTCTTGGTGACGGCGAAGCAGTTTTCCGGCGTGCCGGGGTCGCCGGCTTGGACGGCGATCTTGACCGGAACGCGCGCGTTTTCCGGGATGATTTCGAAGCCCGACGCTTGGGCGGTGCTGAAGTCGTAAGACATGGTAACGTCTCCTGTTAGGCCGCTTCCGACGCGGAATGCGTCGCGGCGGGCCGGGCCGATCGGGTGAGCTTGGTGATGAGTTGGCCGAGGTTCGGCGGCTCGTACGCCTCGAGGCGTCCGCTGCGATCCTTCGGGGTCAGACCGGGAAAGTCGGTAGCTTCGGGCGTGCAGAGGAAGGCGCGCTTCGCGGCCTCTTCGCCGTCAAACTGCACCATGCCCATCGCAACCACTTGGTCGACGATACCGGGCAATTCGCGGCCGGCCTTCGACCCGTCGATTTGCAACGACCAGTTAGGCCGTCCGAAATCGTCCTTCTGGTTCTCAAGGATGCCGACGAGCACGACAGCCTTGGAGCGCGCGTGTTGAAGCTGCGTCAGCCAAGCGATCATTTCTCGAGCGAGAATGCCGTACATGGAGCGCGTGTCTTGGTCGCCCTTGGCCGTGATGGCGCCCGGCTGCTGCGACGCCCACGTCATACAGACGCGGCCGGCGACGGTGATGGAGTCGACGAAATACGTGTCGTATTTGTCGAGCTGCGACGCCTCGCCGTACGTCTTGAGAACGTGCGCGTAATGCGCAGTCGAATACGCGGCGCCGGGCGGCAGCGCTTCGTTCGGCCCGGCAAGGAAGCACGCGAGGTCGCGGCACTCTTCCCAGGTGCGAGCGCGGATCTGATCGACAGGGAAATCCTGCACGGCGAGGTCGCCGGCCTCGAGATCGACGAACAGCGTCTTCGCCGGGTCGAGCGTGCGAAGCTGCGAGGTCTTGCCGATACCGGGCTGGCCGACGAGGAGGATTTTAGGCCCCCTGACCTCGGCAAGCCGCTCATCGGCTTTGATGATGCGAAGTGACATGAGTTTCGTCCTGACGCGCTGAGACGGGTCCGCCAGCCGGCGCGTCGTCGGCTGCGGCGGTTTCAAACGATGCGGGCCATGCCCTTGAGCTTCTTGGTGGAGGCGGCGACGTAGACCCGCCGATGATGGTGCTCACACCAGTGCCGCGCGTGGATCGCGTGACCGCAGACGGTCGCGGTCGCGTTGCGCGGATCGCCGCAAATCCAGCGGCAGCCGTAGCCGGTGTCGGTCGCGAGCGTGTAGAGCGCTTGCGGCTCTGCCGCGTCCGCGACGGGCTTAACCTGCTCGACAATGCGCGCCGGCTTCTTCTGCGGCATGAACGCCACGCGCTGGCGCGCCGGCTTCGGCGGGTTGACGTACTTGCGCGTCGCAATGCGGCGGCGCTGAAGGCCGAGGCGGTGAATTTTTCCGATAACAGCGTCGCGAGAAACGCCGCCCAGCTCCTTGGCGATCTCGGTCGCGCTCTTGCCCAGGAACCACAGCTCGCGCATCCGCGCGACGCGCTCTTCTGACCAGCCCATCAGATCCTCCCCTTTTTGAGTGAAATGCGCCGCTCGACGTAGGCGAGCGCGCGGCGGTAGTGGTCCGCGTACGGACTCTCGGGTTGCTTGCGGAGCATGTCGGCGAAGACGTTGCGCGCGTGCTCGAGGGCGTGGATGTTCTCGGCGCGCATCAGGCGGCGCCCTTGCGGTCAGCAATGCGGATCAGATCGTCAGTTGAGACGTTGAAGTCTCGACGCGCTGCGGCGCGGACGACGCGCGTGAACGCCCGAAGGGGTATGCTGTCGCGCAAACGCCACTGTCGGACGGTTTCGTAGGGCTCGCCGATGTCTCGCGCGAGTTCGGCGATCGAGGGCCAGAGATCGATGACCTCGGAGAAGGACGACGCAGTGCTCATGTCCGCGACCGTACATGGTGTACGGCGTATTGGCAAGCGCGACCGTGCGCCATGTACGGCCGCCGGTGGCATGTCATTGGAAATGAAGGAATCGATCGCCAAGCGCCTGCGCCGCGCTCGCCTAGCAGCGGGCTACGAAACCGCCGCCGATGCGGCGCGCGCCTTTAATTGGAACGTCAACACCTACACGAGCGCCGAGAACGGCAATCGAGAGCCTTCACGCGCCGCAGCGGAACGTTATTCTAAAGCGTTCCGGGTGTCGCTCGACTGGCTGGTGTTGGGCCTCGGACAGATGAAGCCAGGTGTCTGGGGGGTGTCTCTCGTGGGGTACGTAGGTGCGCGGGCGGAAGTTTTTCCTATTGAAGACCAAGAGTTAGACATTATCGAAGTGCCGTTTCAGGTCAGCCCGAGCTGCGTTGCGTTCATCGTGCGCGGCGACAGCATGTGGCCCAAGTACGAGGACGGCACGATCCTGATCGCCGAAGAGGTATTTGACGCTACGGCACTTCTCCATAAGCGCTGCGTCGCCCACCTTTCGGACGGTCGCCGATTTGTGAAAACCTTAACGCTCGGCTCCAAGCCCGGCCTCTACACGCTCTTGAGCGAGCGGTACGAGCCCATTCACGACGTAGAGATTGAGCGGATCTGGCGCATCCACGCGGCCGTCGAGAAATAGCACCGTACACGGTGTACGTTTTCTCTTGACGCGGTGTCCGTACAAGGCGTACGGTCTCTCCATCGACCAGATGGAGCCACCCCGCCATGCCCTACCCCGTCACCCACCTCGCCACCCCCGCCATCGCAGCCGCGATCGCGCAGCTCGAGCTTGCGCTGGTCGAGTTTCGCAATGGTCCTGAGGGCTACCGCTGCGAGCGCGAGTTCGTGAAGGAAACGCTCAAGACGCTGCGCACGGTGCTTGCCGACGTGGCGTTCGAGGACGAGCAGCGCAGCCCTGCGGCGCGCGCTGACGCACTCGCCTGGGACCGCCAGACGCGCCCGACGCTGGGCAAGCCTGTGCTGGGGGGTCTGTGATGGCCGGTCTGTCACCGCAAGTCACCAATACCCTGCAATGGGGGTGCATCATGATGCTTCAAGGCAGCGTCCTGCGCCTGAGTGGCGCAAAAACTTACGGCATCGTCATGCAGTTCGCCGGCCTCATCACGGTTGCGCTTGGCGTTCTGCTTTGGGCCGGAGTGATCTGATGATGTACCCCCGCTACCTCGACTTCCTGCCCATGCGCGACGTGCAGCCGCTCGGCGTGCCGATGCGCAGCGTGACGCCGTACTGGTACAGCCCTTGGGATGGTCCGGGGTCGGACCTTGTGTTCCCGACGCCGCGGGGAGACGTGTACGCGTACTTCAGCGACGCGGGCGAAGGGCGGATTGAGGATATGCGCAAGCCATGACCCGCGCCGAACTCGTCGCCCTGCGCGACGCGCCCCCTGTCGGCATGGAACCGATCGTGCGCGCCTTGTGCAGCGCGCTGATCGCCGCGCATGACGGCGCGCCGTGGTCGGATCGACACATCGCGCTCGTCCTGGGCAACGCATCCACCTGGCTGTGGTGCGACCCCGGCCTGATCGCCCAACTCATGCACGACTTGCAGCGCGTTTCTGCGCGCCAACCTGAAAGGCTTCTGTGATGGCCCTCGTTTCCTATGGCCGTTATCGCGGCCCGTCCGCGCGCCCCAGCATCGGCGCGATCGACACGGTGATCTATCGCGGCGGCTTTGAGATCGAGCTGAGCGTCGCGTTTGAGTACATCCCTGGCGACCGGGATTACGACGACTGCCCGGCGTATGATGCGGAGATTACGCTGACCGTGCTGTCGCCGACCGACCTTGTGCTGACAGCGAACGAGCGGGCGCGGATCGAGGAGCAGGTGTGCGAGGCGGTGGCGCAATGACCGACCTCCTCCTCATCATCTGCACCATCATCATCACGATGTTCGTGTTTTTGCTCGGCGCTGCGTTTGGCGCGGCGCTTTCTCTGGGTGACTCGGTCGCGCCGCCGCCCAAAGCGCGCGATCCAATCCCGCCTCGGGAAGAGCTGAAGGTTGTCGACTTGCGGGGGCGACGGAAATGACCCCCATCGAGCAAATCGCCGGCGCCGCGCTGATCGGGCTGGTCGTGTTTCTTGCGGCGTGCGCTTGGATTGCGACGAGGGAGAGGCTGTGATGACCCATGATGACGACACCGCCGCGCTCGTGGCGGCAGCACGGGCATACGCTGGCAAAGCGCGCCGCGTCATGTCCGAGATCAACGCAGAGCCGCCGCTGTATGTGGCGTATCTGGACCGCCTCGCCGCCGCGCTGGAGGCCGCGACGGCGGACAGGGCGCGGTTGCGCGGCATCGCAAAGCGGCTCGTGCGTTGGCGTGACGATCCGTACAGCGGAGCGTTGCACGAAGTCATCGACGCCGCCCGCGCCGCCCTCGGAGACACCGGCCATGACTGACCCCATCACCCCCTCGCGCCTGCGAGAGCTGGCGGAAAGCGCTGCAACAATACGCGTGGAAAATTGGGAAGTGCTTAGCCCGGGCGAGGACGAAGACCTTACGGCTATCGCCGCCGCCCTGCGCGCCGCCGCCGATCAGTTGCGCATCGAACGCGCAGAGACGGGCATGGCGCTGCTTGAGCTTTCGCAATGCCGCGCCACCCTCGCCGCGCGCGAGGCGCTGCTGAGGCGGGCGGGCGAAGAAATAGGCTTTGCGCGGGACGTTCTTGCGCACCTGCCACCTTACGCTCAGCAATTCACAGATGTCGCGCATTT